TGATATAAAGTCCCATCAATGTATAATTCATAGTATGTCTCACGAATTTCCATCAGCGAATCCCCTTTGCTATATTCTCATACTCTACTAACTCAAGGAGGTCGTCAAGTTTATCGTGGATGTCTTTCAGGCTATCTTTCACACGATCCATGTCATCCTTAGCATCTATTAGATACTCGAACAGGCTGTTGATCTTGTCTTGCTTGGTGACAGACGTATCATACTCTGGATTGTGGTTGACGTTGATACCACGATCAATGTCATTCTTATATTCCCCTGCACGGGCTGACGCTTCCTGTGCGTCCTGCATGATTGCCTTAAGTTCTGCTAAGATATTTTCCATTGTGTTTCTCCGTTTCACTGCGTAGCTGTGCTACTATTAATTCCCACGGTGGGGGTCAACTTATAGAATCACTCTCGCATTTTCCACTGGTGGGGTCAACAGAATTATTTCCACTGGTGGGGTGACTCTCATTTTCCACTGTGGGGGTCATTTTCCACTGGAGGGGGTACGGTCATTTTCCACCGGAGGGGGTACATGAGTGATCGCTTATATAAACACATGCTTATATTCGAATATTTATATATGTTTATATGCTTATATGTGGATATACTTATATAAGACTGTATGCGATGGTATGCGATAGTATACGATGGTATGCAACAGTATGCGATTAACGTATACGATGGTATGCTATGGTATACTTGCGTATACTTTGGTATACAATCGAGTGTGGTATTTTTACAACGTGACATTCTTGCAACGTGACATTTTTACAACGAATCTGTCAAGCGGAAATAAGCTATGCAAAAATTGACATAGGTATGCGCTAAGGTCATGGCTAATGAGCTATGCAAAAATTGACATAGGTATGCACAAAACGCATAGCTAAGTTTTGATTCGGCATCCCCCATTTTTAACACGGTTCCACAAAAACTGTCAATAGGGCCTGAGACGCTCTAAAACGGCCTTTTTAAGCCATGTTCGAGTCTGATAGGGCGTAGGTCATAAAATTGATTCCCCGCAATATTCGTTAAATCGGCCTTAAAATCGGCTTAAATTCGACTATATATAAATAGGGCTTGCACTCGTTTGGTTTATCCCATAATGATTCCTTAGAAACTTTGAGCCAAGAAAGGGCCGAATCATGACTAGCAACCAACCACACAACAACAAATCTTTCCGTTTTGTTTTAATCGGTCAGACCTTCGAATATATCGACGGCAAGCGGTACGAGAAAACCAATACCCAATACGCGCGGCCCTTTGGTGGCGGTAAATCAATCAAATTGGCAAAAGATTTATATTGCCGGAATGTTAGCCCTTGGAAAGGCACAACAGCCAACGCCTAAACCTAACGGGGCTTCGGCCCCAACCAACAACAACCCCGATAGAAAGGGACTCCAATGTCTAACCAACTCGAAAACAATATCCGCAACGGATTAACCGATTACATCGCCCAATTTGAGGCAAGCCGCGACCGCCTTCGCGCTATACATAACGCAGAACGTGAGTCCCGTTCCAAAGCAAGGAACCGCCGGGCAATTCTCCAAACTGTTAGGGACTTGATTGAATCCGTCTTTATGGCCCTTGGCATTTTTCTTTCGGTTGCCATAGTCGTCACTGTTTTAATCTTCGCCGCATTTGGTTTTACCGCGCCGGACGGCTTTGGAATTCAATTGCCTTTCTGCGGTTATTTTTGGGAGTCAATCCAATGATTAATTACGCCGTTCCAATGTCCGGACCCTTTGGGCAATTTACCGTAGTAATACTAGCGGACTCTTGGTGTTCTGCCATTGCTGCAGCAGAAAGCCTATACGAAGAATCTTCTCCCGTAGAAACACAATCTGACCTTGAGCTTGAACGCTTGGCATGGTCCAAACTGGAGTCAATCTAATGACTAATTTTAACGGCTATACATCCCGCGCCCAAGTAATTCGTGATTTACGCGCTAAGGGCTTTACCTTTTCAACCGCCCTAGGCGCAACGGAATCCAATCCCAAACTTGCCAAAGGCGCAAAGCTTGGAGTCTTATCAAAACCGCATAACCTTGCACCGGGCAAGGAGTCCGGCAAATGGAATCTATGCTCAAGCGCGAGTCCCGGTTGTCTTATTGCTTGTCTTAATACCGCCGGGAATCCGATATATTTACGCGCCAAACTATCGGCACGGATTCAACGGACACATGCGTTTATGACAATGCGCAAAGCATATATCGCCTTAATGGCTTTTGAGCTTGAATCGCATGAAAGAAAAGCAAAGGCGTTGAATATGGTTCCCGCATGGCGTCCCAATACTACCAGCGACTACCCTTTTCAATCTGTTGCGCTAACGGTTAACGGAAAGCCCTATGCGAGCTTGATTCACTACTTTGACGGGATAGAAGCATATGATTATACAAAGGTTACTAAAAAGGCCTTACAATGGGTCAAAGGCGCATTGCCTAGCAACTATCATATCACATTCAGCAAGTCCGAAGTGAACGACTCTTGCGTTGATAAGGTACTAGCGGCGGGTGGCAATGTGGCCGTGGTTTTTGAAAAGGTACTACCAGCGACTTACAAAGGAATCCCGGTGATAAACGGTGATGAATCGGACGTTAGGTTTATGGACTCGCCGGGAGTCGTTGTAGGGCTTAAGGCCAAGGGTGAAGCAAAGGCGGACTCTAGTGGGTTCGTGGTACGGGAAAGGGAGTCAGCATAATGAATAGCGATATCAGAGGCCATGGGAGCCCATATGATAGGGGAAGCGCGGATTCATACTATGGCCGCCCATATGCGCCGCATTACTGGCCCGAAGGTACTTACAAGGGCTTTCCCGTTTTATATGCTGACATGACAACGGCACAAGTAAAAGAGTACTACACGGGATATAATGACAACGAAGACATGGGCAATTTTAAGGATTGGGGCGATGAATAACATGAATAGCGACAAATTAAATCTGTTAGCAGAATATGAGGGCCATGCTAGTCCAATGGATATGTTTGAATCTATAGGGCTAGTCGATAGCGTCCCGGCAATTTGTATGAATCCCGGTTGCGATTATACAACCGATTATGAGCCGGATATATCTAACGGCTGGTGCGAGTGCTGCAATACACGTTCCATGAAAAGCGCCTTCATATTGGCGGGGTATATATGATGGAATGGCGAGTCTATATTCTAACGGGTGGCAAGCGTTTTTGCTATCATGCGACTAGAAGCAAGGGGGAAGCGTTGGATAAACTAGCGGTATTAGAGCGGCGGCACGATTCCCGCTATCAATTCGAGATTGAACCCGTGACATTCTAACGCCCTATTTCGGACACATTTAAGACACAATTAGGCTGGCCTTCGGGTTGGCCCTTTTGTCGTTATGCCAATGGGATAGCACTAATTGAACGGGCGTTCAGTTAACTAATGGGGTGCAATGATACCCCACGAATCGCTTGGGGGGAAGTGGGCGAATCGCCTATCCTCTGTCAAGTTTTTCTTTTGTCAACTCACGTTTTGTTACAGTTTTACCGCTGTTTGTAACATTTGGTAAACTTTCGCCTGGGGCCCCTTGACATCATGGGCGAATCATCCTTGTGGCCCCCTTAACACCACCTAAATCCAAAACCAAAAATTACTTTTGCCCTACCCACCACGTTCAAACGGGCGTTATATCTTGAGTACCCACCAAGGTACATATCAGCGGTAATCCGCTTACGTCATCACGAATTGTTACAAAACGGTAATAATACTCACGAAAACACGACAAAAAAGAGAAAATACTTTCGTTGTAAAACAAATGATTGTAAAATAGTTGACAAAAAGTAAAAATAAAGTGTCTAAGATTCGAATTTGTATCCCTATAGTATAGTGAGAGAGAGAGTAACTTAAGTTTTAACATAAATTATTATCACTACGATTTATACTACTAAGCTATATAACGTAAGTCATAACTATAGTTACTCCCCTCAAGAATCACTCCTACAAGTTGAACCAAGAAGTATGAAATCATAGTATAACTTAAGTTACAAAGTTCTTGCCGATTGACTGTAGGTAGTGATATCGACTACCCACTTAAGTTACCCCCTAATCTTGTCGTTAATAGCCCGTAGGGCGGAGACTGTCGTTATGATCCCAGCACTACCCTACAGTAAATTAGTAGAGAAGCACATCTTGGAATGTATCCAAGGTGGCATAGGTATTCGTCAAATGATTGCCTCAATGCAACACCTACAGGATGCCCCAAAGTCTTTATCCACTATGTACAAAATCTATGGGTCGTTCATTGAGATGGAACGAGCAAAGATCAATGGTGCTGTCGGTA